TGGCGACACCCTTAGTATCAGCTGAACAGTTAAGAATTATTAGTATATCCATTGAGTCTGAAAGATTCAGTGAACCACTATATGTCTCTAACTTAGGTGCAGGGTCCGGTATTGTTATTGAGGCTAACATCTACGAAGACTTGTCCAAGGCATTCTTGACAGGCGATATCATTCTTCAAGATGACCAAGACATTTATAGACTTGCAGATATATCAGGTACAGAAAGGGTTATCATCAACTTTGAATCTCCTGATCAATCTGGTGGTGTCATAACAGTTAGATTTATTGTAAATGAAGTTGTTGAAAGCATAAAGTATAACGATTATGCCTCTGTTCTAGTCGTATCTTTGATCGAAGATATTAAGTATTATAATGATATTAACAAGTTTAGTAAAGCATATACTGGAACTGGTGAAGAGATTATCAAGAATATTGTTAGCGATAAACTATCACGTGAACTTGTTATCGAAAGCGAAGTCGCATCAACCCAAGAAGCGTTTCGATACATTGTTCCTTATCAATCTGCGTTCTCTGCTATCAAAACTATTCTACGAAAGATGTCTACACCATCAGGCATGCCATTTTTCTTTTATTCTTCTGTGATTGATGATAAACTATATCTAACGGACTTAGAGACGATTATCAAACAAGAGTCTTTTAATAAAGATAAACCACTAGTATTCGATCAAGATAATGTGGTTCAAAATGATATTGAATCTCAGGCAGTAAACATCACTTCATATGATGCAGGTCTTTTAGATGACACGTTGCATCTTGCTACTTATGGTGGTATGGGTTCGAAGTATCAATCTGTTAACGCAACGACAGGTACACCATTTGAATATCACATAGATATGCATGAACACTTCACTGATCTCATTCGTGCTGGTATCTTTCCAAAAGATCAGAACTTTATTTCTATAGACAAAGAGTTTATTGCTGATCCATCTGGTATTCGACAAGATAAGATTACTGACTATGACTCGAAGATCGTTTCACGTGTGATATCAGAACCATATAATGACGTGAATGGATTTTCTCAAGAATCTTATGAGGGACAAGAAACACTCTATACTGTCAGAGACAACACAATACATCATCTTTTGAAAAACACATATGATATAAATCTACCTGGTCTATTGTTCTCAGTGAAAAACGTTAAGACAAGTGTTGGACACTTGATACGAATGAATATCTACAGAAACGATATGGGTGACACACCTGGTTTGAGTAAAGCCATTGATGAAAAGAGATCAGGTGATTTTATTATCATGTCAAAGAGACATTGCTTCGACTTAGCAGGCGAAAAACATAATGTTGCATTGAAGCTAAGTAGAATAACACAACCAAGGATCGCACGATGAACGAATACTATGGTGACAATACTAGATGGTTTGTTGGTCGTATCATTAACGATCAAGACCCTGATGAGCGTGGTCGCTTTCAGGTGAGAATACATGGTGTTCATTCTAGTGATGTTGAAGATAGATACCTACCATGGGCAGAGACGATGCTACCAACAACAGAGGGTGGCGTGTCTGGCATTGGTAGAATACCTCAGATGAAAAGAAGTGCTCTTGTGTTTGGATTCTTTTTGGATGGAGCGCAATCCCAAAACCCAATCATCTTAGGTTCAATGAGCCATGTTGAACTTCCATCATCAACACAACAACGTGGTGCAGCAGAAGGTGGTAGGATAGACTTACTTGATCCGAAAAGTGTTGGTAAAGAAGGTGTATTGATTAGTAATCAACAAAGACAAATATATCAAGAAGGTGCAGCAGAGTTAAGAGAACTTCGTGTACTCACTATGGATATACTTATGTCCAATGGTCTACCTGCGGTATCTGCGGCAGGCGTGTGTGGTAATATAGAAATCGAAAGTAACTTTAATCCAAAAGCAGAAGCCAAAAATGATAAAGAATATTCTCTTGGCATTGCCCAATGGAACAAAAGATGGAATCGTTGGCAGAGACTCGAAGCATATGCAGCAGAGTTAAATGAAGACCCATTTGACTATTTCTTACAGATGAAGTTTTTAATCTATGATATGAAAACAGGTGGCATTCATAAGTGTTGGGAACATCTAAGTAATGTGGCAAACATCACAAACTTTGATGGTGCAAAAGATGATAAGAACTCTACATGGTATTTCTTTGATGTGTTCGAAAAGGCTGATCCAGCAAAATATGTTTATAAGAAAAGATCAAGACCAGGTGCGGCAAGACAAGCATTTGAGGATTACAAAGCATCATTGATTGCATCTGCTGAATATAACTATACTTCTGCAAGGGCGGGGTGACATGAGTAATAAAGATATTATCCAAGGTGCATTGTTTGGTATAAAAACTCTTCTGAATATACCTGACGCAGAAAGAAAAGCAGCAGAACTACGTGAAGTTGATCTAGCCGCAAATAGTTTTAAGTACGTTGCAGGTGGTGCAGTAGCAAATGGATTTAAGACCGTAGCAAGTGGCTTGACTGATGTCGTGAGTCAAGTCGAAGGTTCTGTGCCATCCCAAGCATCTTATGTGTTGGGTGTGGTTCAACTAGATAAGTCTGCTGCTAAGTCAGAGTTGGTAAAAGTTGTTGGTAGTGATGAGTCTGATTTAGCATCTATCACTGGAAACTCTGCTCTTTCAAAGAACGGATTTCTTGATGTGAATATTTCTGCACCTTTCCCTGAGGCTATCGCAGAAGCCATTCAATCCACAACAAATCTAAAACCAAATCAGATAAAATCTATAGTCAGTAAAAACATTAATACAGAGTTTTTCAAGGATGGTATTTTAGACACCGTTGTTGGGGGTGTTATAAAATCATCAAACTCATTAACTAATGTATTAAACAACAGTGTTGCATCAATAACATCTCAGGCAGACGTTGCTCTTGGAAAAATCTCCTTTGGATTTGATTCGTTACTAGAAAATGTTGTTGAGCAAAGCTTTCAATCAGCGCAAGTAACTTTAGATTCTGTTGCAAAGATCGGTGATGTTGTAAAGACAGTAGATCAAGCTGATTTGAAAAAAATCATAGAACTTAAGAACCAAGGTAGAATAAGTGAAGCAGCCAAGATATTGGCGAAATATTCTGATAGTCCAACTGCAACATTAGAGCAAACTATTAGGAAGGTTGATAATAGAGCTGCCGCAGCTTTAGAACCAGAACCAATCAATGTTGACATCCCTACAAGAAGAACCGATAACTACTTAAACCTTTGGAGAGAAGAGTTCACCTCAGTTAACTCAAAGATATTTGATAGTGTGATTAGAACAGAAGAGGTTGAAACTGAGCTATCCAATCTGAGAAGAGAAGTTACAGAAGTTATTATCGAAGCAAACGGTGTTGAGGATAATCATATCACTGTACAAGAAGTGCATGAAGTATATGTAGAAGAATATGAACAAGGGATCAACCCTCACTTCTATATCACAAAATATGGTATAATACATAGAGCAAGACCATTAGAGGTTGAAGCGAAGCCTTTAAGAGATTCAAACGATAATGCTGAACGATCTATTGTGATATTATTAGAAGGTACACGTGCACCACTTGCAAGTAAAACTATGAGAGAGTTAAAAAAGCTTTTGGCTAGTATCTATAGAGCAAAACCTGGCATCCAAGTTTTTGGAGTCAACCAAGTGAACCCTGGCGAACAATCTCCATACTTTGATGTGCCTCGTTATATCAAAAATACCTTTGGTAAATATAACGTATCTGATTATAATCCTTCCAAGGATACACCGCTAACTCAAAAAGAACTTTTAGAACGTAGAGGATGATATGGCGAGAGTTACTGAAGAAGATTTAAAAAATCGTGGAACAAGTAATAGCAAGAATAAGCCTGAAGACCCATCAGGCCAATATCCTTCGACTCCATATTTTTATTCTCAGAATATTGCAAAGCAAGCACGAGGCATTTCGAGAAATGACTTAGAGTTCTTTTCTCATTGGCCTGGGATTGAGTTGAACACAGGTGATAAAGTCCCATCTGAATATCCTCTAAATCAGGTTTTGAATACTGACAAAGGACATGCATGGGAAATCGATGACACTGATGGTAATGAAAGAATACTCATCAAGCATGCAGAGGGTAGTGGTGTTGAACTCAAACCTGATGGAAGCATTGTAATATCATCCAAGACAAACAAAGTAGAAGTTTGTGGTGGAGATAATAATGTTATCGTTGAAGGTGATGCACAACTAGTATACAAAGGCAATCTATCAATCAAAGTTGTTGGTGAGTTTAATGTAGATTGTCTTGATTATAACTTGACAGTAAACGGAAATAAAGTTGAAAGTGTTATTGGTAATGAAAAGAAAACTATTGGTAATGGTGTAGAAACATCTGTGACAGGACCAATCGCAACCTATTCAACAGGGCTTGTGACTGATGTGTTCTTGGGTGGACACCAACACAATGTCAAGGGTAATCTTGATTATAACGTTAACGGTAACATTGGTATCTTTGGTAGTGATGCATTAAATATAACCTCACAGACCTATGCGAACATTGCATCTGATAACGTAACCATGTCTGCACAGAATATGACGGTGCAAGGTGGATCGGGTGTGATCGGTGGAACGTCAGTAGACTTTGTAGGTAATGGTGCTGTCTTTGATAGAGGTGTTACCTCTACAGTATTTACAGGTAACTTAAACGGCAAAGCAAACTCGGCAGTTGGAAGTGCTGTGGGTACTGTATCAACAGATACCCCCACAATAACAACACCAACTGCTACTAATGTTCTTACATATCTAACAAAAGCCGCAGGTGGTATTCGTAAAGTTCTTATTGACAAGGGCGACTATCTCAAAAACTTTATTGATAAGTCAAGTCGATATGATGGTGTCTCGAATGGATATATGTCATCTGCTAAGGCTAGATCAAAACTAAGAGACGCATCAAACTCAGGTAACAATACATTTGTTGGAACTCTGTTAAGAGAGAACTGGATTTGTGCAGAGTACAATAACCCAACACCAAGACGTATCGGTAGAACAATCAAGCAAGAGTCTACACCTATTCTTAGCAATAAGCCAAAGGATATCTACACACCACAGATTGCAGCGACATATGTTCCTAAGTTCGAAGTTGGTAATATTGTACCTGAGGCTCAATACAATCCTTTAAACCAAGATGATATTACTATTCAGACAAAGTTGAATAAGGGTATTACGATTGCCAAGTTCTTGGGTAGTGAGGATGCAACAAATCTCAAGCACATCAGAGATAAAGAAGTCAAGCGTAAAATCGCTCAGCACCTATATCTACAAGCACTTGTTTTGAAAAGAATACAAGAAGATAATGAAACCTTTAAGGGTATCAATCTCGTTGTATCAGAAGGTATCTATCGCCCTGGTCCATCAGAGACCATGACGAAGGGTGGCATCAATGAACTTAAATCAAAGGGTCGTGCAATCGTATATAAAGCAGTAGATCAGAATGGTGTCGAGAATGCATTGGCGTTATTTGATATTGCTGAGTTCTTAAAGGACTCTGTGTTCTACGAAGAGATGAGATTATCTTATGACACACTAGAATGTGATGGCGCAGGTCTACCAGTTCTCAAAGCAAGATTGATTATCATCATGCCTGAACTTGATGAAAACTGGAGTGCAACGTTTAATCGTAAAGTTTCTACAGAATATAACAGACAACTACTATCACAAGGCGAACTTGTTGAGTGCCTTTTGGAATCATTCGAAGACCTTGAAGAGAAAGCAGTACAAAACTCTGCTGTTCCACCAACTGATGGTATCGTGACTCATTCTAGGGGTCCAGACAGAAAGAACTGGCCTAATCAACGTATTGTTGATTCCATTGCAGAAGCGGTGCGTGAACTTGGCGTAGGATATACTGCACAGATTACGCCTGATGGTGGTCGTGCAAGTAGATCAACAGGAACACAAAACCACCCAGCGGGCGAAGCGGCAGACCATTACTTATTGCTAAATGGCAATCGCATTAATCCATCTCAGAATAGAAGTCTTTATGTTCGCTATATTAAAATACTCGTGCGTAATGCTAAGGCACGTGGAGTTCGTCCTGGCATTGGCGGCTACGAAAAATACATCCACTATGATGAGAGTGATTGGAGACAAGGTAAAGCAGGGTCTGCTGGAACTTGGAATAGTGGTTTTGATGTTTCATTCGCAAAAAGCTTATAAATAATAGCAAAAATGAGAAAGTATTATGGCAACTAATAGAGTTCTATCAAGGGAAGACGGTAATCTCAATACCTCTGCTTTAATCACGAGTAGGGTTGTTGAGTTTAAAGATATCGATCTATTGTTTGCTGCGAAACCGAATGGTGAAATCTATAAGAAAAGAGATGCAGCAGCGGTTAAACAAGCGGTGAAAAATCTCATTCTAACGAACTATTATGAGAAGCCATTCGAACCATTCTATGGGGGTAATATTAGAGCACTCTTATTTGAACTTGCAGATGATGATATCGAAGAAGAAACTCGTGATCAGATTGCAAGAGCGATTGCAGCATATGAACCAAGAGCACTGGTGCGCAATATATTTGTAGATTGGCAAGAGGAAAGAAACTCATTAACGGTGACAATCGAGTTTCAAATCGTAAACACAGAAGAGGTTGTGACATTCACAACTTCACTATCAAGGTTAAGATAAATGGTAACAACTATTAAATCATCCGCATTAGATTTTAATAATATCAAAAGTAATCTGAAAGACTATCTTGCTAACAGGGATGAGTTTAAAGATTATAACTTTGAGGCTTCTGGTTTATCTAACATTCTTGATGTGTTGGCATATAATACGCATTTGAATGCTCTTATTGCTAACTTTGCTTTGAACGAATCTTATCTACCTACTGCACAACTTAGATCGTCTATGGTATCGTTGGCAGAGGGTGTTGGTTATGTACCTGATACAAAGACTGCATCTCAAGCAAGAGTTCGTTTGACTTTAAGTTCATCTGCGGCAGGTCGTAGCACATCGATTACTTTACCTGCATATACAAAGTTTACTACTACCGTTGATGATGTAACGTACACATTCCAAACCGTATCTTCACATGTTGCTAACGATGATGGTACAGGTTTCTATGAGTTCAAGACAACTGATGACTCAAATCGTATTCCCATCTATGAGGGTACTCTTAAAACTAAGACATTCCTTGTGGGTGAGTATGAAGACAATCCAGTGTATATCATTCCAGATGATACTATTGACGCTGACACTGTTACCGTCAAAGTCTATCAGAGTGCATCATCATCAGAATCTACAACGTATCAGAATATTACTGGTGTTACAACCATTAGTGCTAACTCTACAATCTATATTCTTAAGGAAGCACCTAACGGATATTTTGAACTATCTTTTGGTGATGGCGAGACATTTGGTATTGCCCCATCAGCAGGAAATAAGATTGAAGTACAATACTTGTCTACCAAAGGTGCACAGGCGAATGGGGCAACGACATTTACACCTGTTGCTCAATACTCTGATGGTACGATCACGGCTGATGTCAATGTTGTAACATATGTGAACTCTATTGGTGGCGACGAAAAAGAAACGATTGAGTCTATTCGTAAGAATGCTCCTTTCCAATATGCGACACAAAACCGTATGGTTACGGCAGCAGATTACTCATCATTGATTTTGAGAAACTATTCTACACTTATTCAAGATATTGCATCTTGGGGTGGAGAGGAAGCATTGAAACCTGAGTTCGGTGCAGTATATGTTTCTATTCAATTTGAAGACGATGTTACGGCAAGCACAATCGCTAATACTAAGCAATCTATCAGAACTCTTGCGGATCAACTTTCTATTGTCTCTTTCAATATTCGATTTGTTGATCCAGTTGAAACATTTGTTGAGATGGATACGTTCTTCCAGTTTAATCCTAAGTTAACAGACTTGACGCTTCCAGCGATCCAAGACAGAGTGAACACTGTGATCACAGATTACTTTGCAGAGAACACAGGTGGATTTACACAAGCATTTAGACGTTCTAATGTATTGTCAGAAGTTGATGATGCATCCGCAGCTATTCTATCGTCAAGAGCAAATGTAAGAATGCAGCAAAGATTTATTCCAACTACACCAAGTTTGATATCAGTTGTCAATGGTCTTTTGACAAATCCAGACACAACACCACAAGCTGAGTTTAATAAAATCGTCGAGTTGGTTGTTGATCAAAGATACAGAGATGCAGCCAACTTTATGATCAATCAAGGCTTGACAGGCGAGAACTTTACTGTTGTTGAAGAAAAGCTTTCCGCTACCAAACTAAGAAACAACCAACAACTTCAGTTCCCAGTTGCCATTGCTGCGCCTGATGATAACGAGTACATCATCACAAGTAACGAGTTTGTGTATCAATCACAGACATGTACTCTGCGTAATAAGTTGAGTTCTAATATCATCCAAATTGTGGGTGTGGGTGGTGCTATCATCGTTGATAATATCGGAAACTATAATGCATCGTCTGGTGTTGTTACGTTGAACTACTTCAATCCAACAAGTATTTCTGCGGGTCTAGATAGAATTAAACTAGCTGCCGTTCCATCTAACCAATCTGCGATTGCGCCAACTAGAAACGAACTATTGAAGTTTGATCCAAATAGATCAATCACAACTGCTGTAACTGTAAGTGCGACTAACTAATGTCAACTAAAGATAAAACAAATATATTCACGAATAGGACGCATATCAATCTGTTTAGAAGCGAGATAGATCAGGTCATTCCTGAGTATTTTGCTGAAGACTATCCTAATATCAAAAAACTATTTGATGCCTATTACGAATATATGGATTCTGCTGATAATCCTTCAGGTCAAATCCAAAGATTATTTTCGTCAAGAGATGCCACGCAGGTTCCAACTAAACTTCTACAATATCTTGAAGATGAACTTCTACTCGGACAAGCATATTTTGGCGGCTTCTTAAATAAAAGAGAAGCCATTAAGTTTTCTAACACACTGTATCGCTCCAAGGGTACGAAGTATAGCATCGAACAGTTCTTTAGAGGGTTCTATGGTATCGATCCTACGATCATTTACCCAAAGGAAAATATCTTTAAAGTTGGCCCTGCCATTGATTATGGACTCGATAGTATCAACAGTGCAGGTCAACAGATCAAAGAAGCAGCTTCGGTAATCGGTCCAGAATCTCGTAAGTTTATCACAGATGACAAACTATATCAAGTCATGTCTGTTTTGATTCGTATCGGTCTACCGTTGAACGAGTGGGTTGAAGCGTACAAACTATTTGTGCATCCAGGTGGTGTATATCTAGGATCAGAACTTCTTTTAGAACTTGTTAATGAGATTGGCTTGTTAATCGATCAAGAAGAAATCGGTGATCCAATCGAAGAGCAAGTTGTTGACGAAGATCAAGCAGGACTTGATATCGAAGCATTCAGTTCTATTACTATGTTGAACGCAGATAGTGCAACAGGTATTAGAAGACAGACAACAGAACAATCGTTTAGCCAGCTTTATGATTATACCTTCCAAGATGTGGGTAGCATAAGTCAATCAACCGTATTGGGTATGAACGAACCTACAATGGACGACTCGACAACTGCAACAACCATCGAGTCTACTTTGACTGCTGGTATTACTATGGATAACGATTTGGATTCAGCTTCTGTCTATGCAAAAACATACGATGGAACTTCACAAGATACATTGTCACTCGATGAGAATGGTATTGTTATTAAACCAACAGGCACATTCACATTTGACCAACACAGATTTAGCACAAAATTCGATTCTGATAATCATGCAGATTCCGCAAATGATGTGACCTAAACCCATATAAATATTATAAACTATTTTAGAGAGTTAAGTTATGGCAAAACAAATAATCAATACTGGTACTACAGCTAATGATAAGACTGGAGATACGCTACGTGGTGCTGGTGTTAAAATCAATGCTAACTTTACAGAACTATATGATATTCTAGGTGGCAACATCACATCAAGAACCACACAACTTACTGATAGTGGTTTGGATATTATTGGTGCTTCTTTTAGAACAAAGATTGGTGCAGTAGAACCTTCAAGTGAAATCAGTATTGACTTTCCAGATTCAGCAGGTACCGTTGTTGTTGCTAGTGCTACTCAAACTCTTACAAATAAAACACTTGACAGTGCTGATCTAAACAACCCAACTATTTTAGACTTGAATATCTACGATGACGATTCAAGTCATACATATAAGTTCATTCCAGGTGCTCTTACAGCGACACAATATGTGAACATTCCTTCATTAAGTGATAGTGACACACTTGTGTTTAATAAGAAATCTGCAACACTAGAACAGAAAACACTTGTAAGACCAGTAAACCAAAGACCACGTGTGCACGAGTTCTTGGCAGATTCACTTGGTAACTCTGTCATCTCGTTCACCAATACATTCACTGCATCACGTAACAACATCAAAGTATCAGATGTTGCAACTGGTTCATCACCTATTGTCGAAGCTATTGGTGCAGATACAAATGTTAACTTGACATTGAACGCAAAAGGCACTGGTTCTGTACTCATAAATAAAGGTGCACTAAGTAGAGCAACCGCTGCAAATGGAACAGCCGCATCTACAAGTGCTACTTACATTGCCCTCACAGGAACAAGTTCAGGTACTGTTACATTAGCAGATGGTTCAACAAACGGTGAACTAAAAATCTTTGCAAGACGTGGTGGTGGTACAGGTACAGTCACAGTAACTCCAAATGGCGCAGTTGGTTTTGCACAAGGAACAAGCATTAACTTCGATCCATTGGACACTGCACAACTTATTTGGGATGGTACAAGTGGATGGAATATCATAGGTGGTTATGGATACGCAGTCGTATAGGAAATAGACAATGCCAGCAATTATTACAGATAAAATAAAAAGACAGTTTGTACAACAAGTTTTTGATCAAAACCAAGGGACAACTCTTGGGGACTCCAATAACTATTTCTATATTGGTGTTGGTCATTCTCAAGTTTGGCAAACGGATGCTAACACTGATGTGACTGTCAATCCTAGAAACACTGAAAGAGATCGTAAGCTATTCAGATATAATCTACAAGCTGTAAAAGCGGTTGAAGCGTTTTCATTCGTTGTTCCACTAACAGATTGGACAATCAATACGACATATCCTGCATTTAATGATAATGTTGTTGGGCAACCGACACCATCCTATTATGTAAGAACCGCTGACAATAACGTATATGTTTGTATTCGTCAAGGTAAAAACGAGTTTGGTGTTGCACAAGTTTCGCAATATGTTCCTGACCACACAGACACAACCCTGCCTATTGAGGATGATGGTTATGTATGGAAGTATATGTACACTATCACAACGGCTGACGCCAACAGATTCCTAACATCTAACTTTATGCCAGTGAAGTTTGTTGACTCTGCTGCTCCTACTGATCCTGAAGCACCACAACTAGCGGTGCAAAATGCTGCCGTTGCAGGACAAATCGTAGGATATAGAGTTGATGCAGGTAACGCAGTTTACTCTGCCGCTCCTACATTGACAGTTAGAGGTGATGGTAGTGGCGCAAAAGCACACGCTATTCTTGATGCAACAAGTAAACTAGCTGCCGTGGAAATCGGTGATAGTGCTACAGTCGGAACAGGTGCAGGTGCGGGTGGTAACGTGTCGCTTGCATCAGCGATGGGTTCAAACTACAATGAAGCGTATGTGAGTGTTGATCCATCTAACTTAACATCTGGTACAAATGCGAAGGTATATCCAATCTTTGCTCCAGGTGATGGTTTTGGTGCAGATGCAAGAACAGATTTGAGATCAACTTCAATCATGTTTAACATTAAACCTGAGGGTAATGTTAGTGGTAAATGGGTTGTTGATAACGAGTATCGTCAAGTTGGTTTGTTGAAAAATCTCTTGGACTCCGCAAACGGAAATCTGTTTACAGACACGCAAGGGTCAGCCCTTAAAAAGATTGTTTTAACTGCACCAATCACAGGTGGTTTGAACTGGGCAGATGATGTTAAGATCTCAGGTGATAGTAACGCACAGGGTTGGATTGACTATTTTGATGACTCAGCGACTATTTGGTTCCACCAAAACGAAGAGACTGGTTTTGTTCCATTTAGAGGTGGTGAGACAGTAACCATCTCAGGTAAGTCTGGTTCATTCACTATAGATAATATACAAGAC